AGCCCCGGTGATGTTCTCGTTTATTGCGCGGTAGCCGTTCTTTGGGACGGAAATTCTGGGCCGCTTGCTCTTTGCTTCATCTGCGGCGTCAAGGATGAGCCCGTGCCGTTCCTCAATTGCTGCCCGCCTGCGATAGATTTGGCGAACGTCAATGCCGAGGGCTTCCGAGATACGTGCGGGAGAGCCAAGACGCTTCCAACAGGAAATGAACTCTTCGTCGCTGACCTTGAGTGGCATTAAAACTCCTACTCTTCGCGCCTATATCCTAGCCGCCAAAGAAGATCGGCAAGGGTAATCCCGGCTTGGTTGACCGCCTCTTCGGAAAGGTCGGGGAAAAGACAATGCAGGCCCTCATGGATCGCTATGTCCATGTGAGTTTTGTCTTCGAGAAAAGGGTCTATCTCAATGCGGAAACCGGGACGCGAAAGGCCCCAACACCCTTTATTCCGCTTATGCGTAAAGCGGATACGGCGCATTTACTTGCCCTTGGAAACACGCGACCAGATTTGTACGCCAAGCCACATGCAGCCAAGGACGGGCATCAACAAAGCGGCAAGCGTGGATATTTCGGAGAGCCAATAATAGATGGTTGGATTGATGCCTGTAATCACGGCAAGAATAGCTATAGCGTCTGTGATGCGCTCCATGACCTCACCATGCGAAAACTTGAGAAACCGAGCAGGCATCGCAGTGTTTCCCTACGCGACCAGATGAACGACAAGCACCAAACAACAAGCGATAAAAGGCGCGGCAATGCCTTTCCAATCGAAGGGCAAGCCGCTTTCCCATTGTGTGTATTCACGCCCCGCGTAGAAGGCCACGCCTGCTGCAAGTCCAGCGGTGAGGCCAAGCGGCCACCAAAATGCGGCGGCGATTAACAGCGCAATCACCGCATGACAGAGGTAGTAGCGGGGGAGAGGGCAGTTCATCACGCGGTCACTGCCTTGATGACGGCAAAGTTGATTATTGGCGTGTCCGATGTGGTGCCAGAGGTGGAAAACACAGACACGTTAAATGAACCAGCGGCGACAGCAGACGCGTAGAGGACGTAGGAGTTGGCGGTCGAATTTCCGCTCCTGAAACTCAAGACAATCGTATCCGTGGCGGCAACTGTTGAGTTGGTGACAGTGAACGTATTGTTGGCGACTACCGCGCTGGGCGAAGCTGTGACCAGAGTTATTGAACCGTTTGTCTTGTTAAGCGTGACGCCCGTTGCGCGGTTGGTGATCTGCGTAACGCTGCCACCGCTGCCCGTGCCGTAGCCGAGGCCACCGGAGCTTGTGACAAGAACATTCTTGTTGGTGTCTACGCGGAAAGCTTCTGCATTGTTCTGGTAGACAACAACGGCGTGGTTGCTGACGTTCCCGATGATGCTTGCCGATGACGCCGCAACCGGAGCCATGAAGACTTCGACAGTTCCATCATTCGCGCCGATGGTGCCGCTCGTTTGCAATTTATATCCGGCAGAGGGTATTCGACCAATGCCAACAGAGTCGCCTATGGAATTATACCGAATGGCTGGTAACTGGTTGGCAGTGGCATCAAGCGGAGACAGCGCCGCAAGCGAGTGAGACGCCGAAAGCGAACCGCTATCCACAGTCACGGTAATCGTGGTTTCCGCCGTAAAGGACGAGGACACAACCGAGCCGTAACGGGTGGTGGAACCCGACTTGAGACGCCAGCGCCGTCCCGCCGTCCAGTTGGTGGTCTGGTTGCCCGTCAGCTTGAAGGCGGTCTGCGAAGCCACGGAAACGGTTGCGGAATGCTCCACCCAGCCCCATTCTGCCGGGGTGTAGATGCTCCGAACCTGCGCCATCATTTCACGGGCAGAGTTGTTGACGCTTCCAGGGGTTTGCCCTTCCGCGAAGTTGATGGTGTTTGCGCCGCCTGCGACAGACGAATTTCCGCTGGCTGACGAACTCCAGCGCCGGAGATTTGCCATAGGTTGGCTCCTGTGGTATGTGGAGGGATGAGAGAAAACGAACCGCTATTTGAACAGGGCGGTCTAATCCGCCTGCTGCTCGTCGTTGGTACGGTTACGCTGACCTATTACTGGTCAGGATTTGTCTGGGGGTTGTTCTTCTGAACAATGCTTTCCAGCCACATTAGCTGAAGCGTACGCGCCAATTTCTGGTCGCCACCCGTCACGAACTTCTCAAGGAAGCCAGGAGGAATTGGCCTGTTCAATGGCAACTGCGCCTTGGTCAGAATTTCCGCCAAGAACGGCGCAACAAGGCGCTGGCGCTCCGTGACCAACTTCTGCGTGATTGTCGGCAACGAACGCCGACCAACAGCGCCAAGCAGGCCAGTGATGCCTGTGGTCCATATGTCGTTGCCCATCAACTGACTGATAGTGGCGGTTCCCAATCCCCAGCCAGCCATTTCAGCCAACTGACGGGCGGTTGTGGAATTGCCCACAATTTCCTTATTGGTAATATTGAACTGGCGTTCGCGGGAAAGCGTCTTGTCAAGCGCACCGGGACCAAGAGCCGCTTCCGCAGACTTCCGCCCCATAGGCGTAGAGAACTCGCCAATAGCGCCTTCTGTGGACTGCCTGTTGAGAAGCGTGTCACGCTTCTTGGCAACGTAGCCCTGCGCCATCTTCTTTCGAAACGGCAGATCGACGTTCGCAGCATTGCCAGGAATGTCCTGCGCCACCCTGCTGCCGCCGAGGGTTTCGCCAGTGCGAATAGCGTCTTCTGCCTTCTTTGCATACTGAGCCGCGCCACGGGCCTGCTTGTAAATCGGGTCAGGATTTGTTGACATGAGTTCATCAGCGCGGGTGCGAAGTTTCTTGGCAAACTCGGAAAACAAATCCCCATCCGCCTTGTTACCCTTCCGAAACGCCTCAGTAGCCTTGCTGTCGAAAATCTTCTTCATCTCGTCAACGATGGCAAGATTGCTGAGTTCATCCGGCGTTCCAGCCAGAGACGCGCGGGCCTTCACGTTAGCAGCAGCCTGCCGCAATACCGATTTGCCCTGCGGTGTTCCAATGACATCGCCAAACTGTTCAAGCGGCAAATCCTTGCCAGCCGCTCGCGCCTGATTATAAAGGCTGGTGATATTCGGGCGATAGGTGTCGTTTGATGCGTTGACGAGATCATCAACCGTCATGTTCGCCTCAGAGGGCTTTACTCCTGCAACGGCTTCCATGTCCGAAACAACGCGCGTGTTTTGGCCAGCTTTTCGACCACCCACAAAGTCTGTGAGGATTTGACGTGCTTCTGGACTGATGTTCGCGGCGCGGCGCGTGGTCGCTGTTCCTGCGAAACCTAGAACATCCGCAAGGGCAGCATCTGGGCCAAGTTCCGCCAACTTCCTTTGAACAGCTGCGGGGCCACCCGCCTTCTGAATGAGGTCAAAGACTTCCTGTTCCGCTTTATTGAGCGGAGGGGCATTGACGGTTGAGAATGCCTTGCTGATCTTCTCAGCGCCCTTGGCGAGAACCTTGCCCGCGCCGTAGCCACCAGCGCCAATGATTGCACCAGCCCCAACACCCTTGAGAGCGTTAACAGTGCGGTCTTCAATGCTGCTGGCATCCTCAAGCGCACCGCCTACGAAGCCATATCCGGCACCAGTGCCACTAGCACCAATGACGCCACGCGCCCACGCAGGCGCACGGGCAGGGCCAGCCCATGCAGGGCCACGGGCAATGCCAATTGCAAGACCGCCTGCGCGTCCCAACCCCGTGCGGATCGGGTTTTCTTCATTGTACGCAGCTTGATTGTCGCGCTGCTCTTGGAGGATGGTGTCATAGTTGTCACCCCAGGTCCAACCATTGCCTCGCGCCAAATCAAACGTCGAACGCACCAAGGCACCGCCCGCAGCGTTCAGCTTGGACTGACCGCCCATCGTAAGGGTGTCCATACCCTCTTTGGCGCTGCTCCACTGGTTTGCGTCACCTTTCGGCGCTGCCTGCAATGGAATATCGGGAATGGACGCGCCAATGTCGGGAGCCATGCCAGCCGAGCCAACGTCAGCCGAACCGCCCCCCAATTGACGCTTCAATGCGTTGTACGCACCTTGAGCGTCAGCCCCAGTGACTTTGTACTTTTTGCCGTCCGGGCCTGTGATGATGTATGAAGGCATCGTCAGTTCTCCGGTACAGTTTCGATAATGTATCCGTCATCAGTGGTGACAGGGCCACCACCGCCCGCCTTGTAATATGTCCCGCCACGTAGTTCCGCAGCTCTCTGCTTGTTGAACTCAAGCCTGCGCTTTGCAGCAGCAATACCGCGCTCTATAATTTTCTTTCTTTCAACAGGCGTTTTGTCAACGGACGCCTGAAGATCAAGAAGAATGGAACGCTCACCTTCCGTGGGATTTCCACCAAAAATGCTCTTGAGGCTACCAAGCGCCTGGTTCATCACGATGTTGTTGAAATCAGTTGTTGCCTGCCCCGTATCATCGCTGAAAAACCCAGTGGGGTCATTTCGTGCAAGCCATGCCTGCGGCCCAGCGGTCCAACCATATCCCGCTTTGTCGTTGAGGGTTTCCCCCTTCTTTCCAGAAATGGCAGAGGTCAACAGGTCAATGGCCTGAGAATTTGCCTGCACTGCTTCGTCAGCCTGGAGAATTGCGTTCTTATCAGTCGCCGTAAGCGGGGCCTGATCTTCGCGCGGCATCTTGCCTGTCAGAATATAAGACTTGTAAGCCGGATCGTCGGGCGTGAGTCCGAGTTGGTCAGCCGCAGCCTTGCGCCCCTCCACATCGGCGGCCATGCCATTAGACGGACCACCGTCATAGACCACGTTGCCGTTGTCATCGACCAGCTTGCCGTTAATCTCATGGTATCCCACCTTGGCGGGCTGTTGAAGGTTCGGGTCAGTCGCCTCAATATAGCTGTCAAGATAGCCAGGAATGCTCATAGCTTTCATGCGAACGTCAGGCGGAAGGGTAGCCATGAATGCGTCACGCTGTTTCTTGGCTTCAGCTTCTTCCTGCCGCTTCTGCTTCTTCTCTTCAGCGGCAGACATCATTTCAGCGGCAACGTACTGGTTGCGGTTCTGCTCCTGCGCCTGTTCCTGAGCGCCAAGGTACGAACGGCCAAATGCCTGTAACGGATTACGCGAACCCGAAGCAAGCATACCCATGCCAATGTTGCCAATCATGTCCATCCCGGCGTTGTATGCGGGATCAACCGGACCCTGAGACGGTGAACCAACGGGGGCAAACCCAAACGGCGCGTTCTGCGTGCCGAGGTTCCGCGCCAAATCCTGAAACCAAGCCATGTGTTACCTCTTAATTGAACAGGCCGCCGAGGCCACCAAGAACACCGCCGCCAAGAGCACCAAGCCCCGTGCCAACGCCGGGAACAATGCTACCTATCTTTGCGCCCGTAAGAGCGCCACCAAGAGCGCCCGTAAGAGCGCCACCAGCCTGCGAACCAGAACTCGGTGCCTTGGTCGTGGACGAACCGCCTGAAGCGCCGTTCAGAAGGCCGATGTAGTCATTGAGGAAATTCCAATCGGAATTTTGATTGTAATTGTACTTTTCAATGTCGGCGTTGATGAGCTGGGTATTGTAGTCATCATACCCCTGACCAGCCTGACCCAGCATGCCGAGGTCAACATAATCTTGCCGCGCCATCTCGGGCGCAAACAGCATGGCCTGCATCTGGCGCTGCCGCTCGTCGCCATAATTCTGGTATGACATGTTGGTGCCAATGTCGCCCACCTGTCGCGCAAGCGTTTGGTTGGCATCGTTGTAGGCACCCTGCTGCATGCCAGAACCGTAGCGGCCAGCAGTCGAGAAGTTGCTGTCAATCCCAGGCATCACGCTGCCCGTGAAGGCTTCCGTCACTGGGCGCACGGCTGCGTCAATAGCGCCCTGAAGGTAAGGGTTGCTGTTGAGATAGTCGCCGTTGATCGTGTTGGTCAACTGACTCTGCGCCGCCCGCGTCACATCAGACCCGTAGGCCGCACGTTGCGCCGTAGCGTCTAGTGCATCCTTGGTATAGTTGGACATCGGCGCGGTTGACTGCCCCGGATAATAGCCAGGAGCTCCCTGCTTGTAGAGCGCCTGCGCGTCCTTGTAGCCGCTCGTAAGATACGGCTTTACACCAGACCACGGTTCGGTCGTGGTTTGAGTCTTGGTATTCCCGCCACCCTTGCTCATTACATCACCTCTTCAAGGAGCGCACAAACATGGGAAGGTTCCCTTCCGTTGTGCCGCATTCAACAAAACCATACCAGCGGGTCCAACCGCGCCGTCCGTACCCAAGCGCATGAGTGCAGCCCTTCTCAACGCCCCATGCCTTCAAAAGGCTCCAGAGAACGTCACCCCACAGGTTCCATTTGTCGCCACCCACCAGCGGGATGGACAGGAACACCTTGTCCGGGTGCTTTTCATCCGTGATAATTTCCGTGACTAGAGCGCCTATGATGTCGTTCCGGTCAACGTCCCAGCCAATCCAAAGCTGAAGTTTCTTCTTGAACAACTGCTCCAGAACCATGCCCTCGTTAAACGGGGTTGGGACATTCGGGAAGCGGTCAATTGCCTTCTTGAGATAGGGCCATGCTTGTTCCCAGACGATGTGCAAGTCTTCTACAGGGACGCCTGACGGTACATATCTCACGCAACAATCCAGTAGTTTGTGCCGTCAGAAACAAATGTAAACTTGTCGTATTGCGTTGCCATTGATTTGGTGGCCGCGCCGTCAATGTTTCCGCCGCCCGTCTGGACCGTCAGGGAGTTGGCCCCAGCTGAAACGCGCTTGACCACGAATGGCGTGTCTGGCGTGACTTCGGCAGCGTCAGGAAGGGTAATCGTGACATTGCCGCTAGTCGTGTCAGCGAACCAATACTTGCGCCCCTGCCCGTCCGTGAAGGTGATCTGGCTGTCATCGGTATCCGTCTTGAATATGCCGCCAATCTTGACGGGTGCGCCTTCTGTGCGCCGGAAAGCGTTGCCGGGGTCGTTGATTGAGTAAATCCGGCTCAACGCACACCTTCCTTGGTGAACTCGACTTCCGAACCCATTGCGCGGTCAAAGCCTCCAGACACTTCCATCTTGAGGCGGTGATAGCGGGCATTGGACCGGACAGGGCAAGTTCCCGTTGCGTTCATCGTGGATGCGGCCCCCCAAGTCACGCTGTCAATGAGGCGGTCACGGCCACCAACATAGGCGGTCACAGAGGTTGAACTGTCACCTTGCACCAGCGGGCGAAGGCTACGGACAAAGGCGCGGGCATCCGTCACCAGTTCGCTTTCACCCGTCACGAAGCGGGCCGTCTTGGCCGAACCTGTGAAGCGGGCAATCTTGTGGTCAGTGGTGATGCAGGAGAGCGCCGAGAGGCCGCCCTGCCACGTTGAACTGTCCAGAGAGAACGCCAGCGCATCCAGCGTTCCGTAGGCGTCCAGACCCTCAAGCGTGAGGCCACCATTCATGTGGTTGAAGAGCACCTCAAGGTTCTGTGAGGCAAACGCCCACTTCTGCGTTGTCCACGAATACATGAGAATGCGCGTCGAGGTGCCGTCTGACGAAGCCGTGGACGGGTACGCCATCAGGTACAGCTTGTTGACCGGATCAATGGTCGAGGTGATGCGGTTCAGATAATTGATGTTCAGATCGTCCAGAACCGTCTCGTCAATCGACTCCGCGCCGATGGACTGGCAGGACTCGCCGTCGAAGACGTACATACCGTCACCGGACAGGAAGAACGTCATGTTCTGGAAGCGGGCGGCAGAACCAGACGCAAAGCAGCCCGTGTTGCGGGAGACTTCATCAAAGCGGAACACAAGCGGCGAACCCACATAGGTTGCCCGCCAGACGCTCGAATTGGTCAGGATGCAAGCAAAGTCGCCACCCGTCACGCGCTTGATGGTCTGGTCTGTTCCCGGCAAATCCTGGTAGTCAGACTGAAACCGCTGCGAAGGTGTATAGCGGAGCGGGTTGTTAATACGCGACCACTGAATGCGGTTCTGGTTGGTAGGCTGGCCTCCGGTAAACACGAAGTCACGGACAATGGAAAGATGCGCCGCAACAGGTGCGGAAGCCGAGGCCGACATATCAAGAAACTGCGATGACGAACCCAGCGTATAGGTCTGGAGCGCGTCAATGCCGTTTGCCGCAATCACGGTATTGCCGAAGGTGACAAACTCCCAGCCCGTGAAGTCGGTCGCCGTGGTGTAAGTCGCGGTGCGGCTCACATCGTTCATCACGGTGGCGCTTTCCTTGTACAGCTTGGTATCCGTGCCGACGAAGGTATAGACCGTGTTGGACTGGTCCTTGGTCGAGTATCCACCACGCGCCGTTGTGGCTACCGCTGCCGAATAGTCAACGGGTTCTGGAAACGGCCCATAGCTCTGCACATACGGAATGCAGTTTTCCGCTTCCTCAAGTTCACCGTTGAGAAGGTCGGGCTGGTCAGTCTGTAGCCGTCCGAACAGAACGCGCGCCATCTATCAGGCACCGTACTTCATAGTATTGCGCCACTGTGCGCCCGTGCCAATCGGCGGGGGCTTCAGCAGTTCAAGAAGCCGCTGAATATCCATGCCGCCATTTCCGTTCGGGTCATTGGGGTCATACGGAGGCAGAGGCGGCTTTTCGATCTGCGGGCCACTGCCACCGTTGCCGCCACCGTAGCCACCAAGGCCAAAGGGCGTGGTGCCTGACGGGTAGACAGCCCGCATGCGGGGGTCAATCGTCATCCAATTGCCGCCGCGCTTCTGCTGCCACGGCATGCCCGACATAGCGCCAAAGATGCCGCCCGCGCCGCTGCCGCCAGAGTTCTGAAGCGCCCACTTGATTTGCTTCGGATCGAATGGGTTGTTTCTCATGGGTGCGGGAGTGTCAGCCATGTCAACGCCTCCCGCCAAAGCCCGGAACGCCGGGGTTACTGTAACCAGGCGATCCCATGCCGCCTTGAATGCCGCCAATGTTCAGCGGAGCACCCCTCGGACTGTTAAAGCGGCTCATGTCGTTTGCGAGGGCGTTGGGAGGGGAAACACCCGTTGGCGCAGGTGCGGGCATCGGACCCGGACCCGGCTGCGCAGCGCCCCAGCCATAGCGGTTGTTCATCATGGTGCGAAAGTCTGCGAGGCTTCCGAGATAGTTCTGGTTGAACACGTTCGGCGTGGCCGGGGGCATCGGGACATCCTCAAGCGCCGGGATGTTCTCAGGCACCGGATTGACGCCAGCAACCGCAGCGGGGCGAGGACGCGCACCGGACAACGGCCCCTGTGCAATTCCAGCCTGCGGGCGAACGCCAAATGCGCCGGGGTTCATCGCAAAACCACCGGGACGGCCAAAGGCCATGCCGCCGAACATGGTGTTCCCCGTGGTCAAGCCCGTGCGCGAGCCAATGCCGCCCATGCGACCAGCACCGCCGCCGCCGAAGCCGCCGCCCATGCCGCCAGCAACGCCGCCGTTATTGACACCAGAGTTCTGCGAGCCGCCGGGGCGGCCATAATTTGATCCTGCATCATCACGCGCTGGCATGTTCGTTACTCCTAGAACTCAGTGGGTCGAATAAACCCGGTTGTGACTACCTCGCCCAACTCTGCCTTCAGGATGCCGTAAGCGTCCTTTTCAGCAGCCGCCGCAGCAGAGGCCAATTCCATATCCTTGAGAACGTGGGCGTAAACCTCACGTTTGGCGCGGTGGCGAACCAACTCACGCGCATCATTGAACCATGCAGACGCATCGCCCGCGCTGAAACTCGCCGTGGTCCCGGTGCCGAGTTCCTTCACGCCGTCAATCAAGATGGTGTAAGATTGATCCGCAAGGCTGTCGAAGTGGATGGTGTTGTTGTAAATCGCGTACTCAACAGGCATTGCCAGAACGCGGTCATCCTGGCGCGACATGATCCAATCATAATCGCGGCGGTACAGGTCGAGGTAATCCCCGGCGTCACGCTCAAGGCGCAGGCGGTCAACCTTGCGGAAGCGCACCGAGATGGCTGTGAGGTCTAGCGTATTCAGCGAAACTGACGCTGTTGCCGTCACTCTGTACGCCTCGTTGAAGCCAAGACGCTCAAAGCGGTAGGCACGGATAGCCGCGTTCACCGCATTCGTGATCTGGTTTGACAGATCGGAACGGGCCAAATCATCGGCTATCTGTGCTTCAATGTTGGAACGGGTTGCCATTAGGCTTCTTCCTCAAACATCATCTCTTCCCAAGCCTGACAGGTGCGAAGATTGTGGCAGATGAAGTCAAACCTCACGCAATAGCCGCGGCCACCGCCGTCACGGTCAAACCTGTCAAGCGCAATGGCTTCCATGTTCTTCTGCATCTCGGGCGTATTGTTGAAGTACTCGCAGTTAGCGCACATCTGCCTGCGAGCCTCTGCCTCGCTGATGGACCACGCTTGTGCCATGCTGCGCCAGTACGGGCCGTTGGCCTTCGGATCAACAGATGCCTTGTCAGGTCCAAGCGCCCAGTTCTTGATGACGTTATCGCGGTTCTCAACGTTCTCCGCAGAGGTAATGAAAGACTTCGCCATGTATCACCCCTTGCAGTTCTTGATGTGCATGTGCTTGCCGCGTCCAACCTTCTTGCCGCACTTCGGGCATTCGTCCTTGGGAACGATGACTTGCGGTTTTGAAACAGGCTCACGCGCATACTTGGCCGCGACCTGTTCAAGGAT